ACACGTCGCCTCTGAGGGTGATTGACATAAATTATCTCCTTTATGCTCACCCGCGCTCGCGACAACAGGATCGCGCGGGTCATTTAAATACGCAATACAGGCTGCATCGGTAGTCCGATATTTGTTACCCACCTTCTTACCTGCCAGCTCTCCAGAGTCGATAAGCCGGTATATGGTTCTGGGTGAGACGATCAGGAGTTCCGCCGCCTGTTGCGCGGTGAGTGGCTTAGCTGAAACCATGGTTATCTCCAGGCAATAAAAAACCGCCCTCAGGCGGCTATGTCAGGTGCAGGCCTCATCGAGTGTGAGGCTGTGTGATTCCATGGTTACTCCGCTGTTTCTCCTTCGGCCTCTTTTACGTTAGCGATGTCGTGGAATTGCCCATAAGTTATTTTCTTGAATCCGTCAGGGATAACAACTTCTCCGTGCTTTTCTTCTTTGTTATTGGGTATTGCAAAGATAAGACAATCATCGCGCTGAGGGTGCTTTCCGCCATAAGTTGATAACATGGCGAAACCAAAGCCACGACCAGATTGACCGCCAATGCCGGTACGCATAATCCCGTAATGATTAGTGATGTAGTCATTCCACTCAGGCAAGGCCTTTAGCTTGGCGTTGGCTTCGTGGATAACGGCATCAAGCTCTTTGTTGTAAGCGCGACCTTCTTTTGTATTTCCTTTCCCGCGAGCAATCACAACTCGTTTACCATCCCAGAAATCCTCGCGCTTGATTGTCATCGGGCATGGGAACTCATAACCCTTATCCCAAACGAAGCTTTGCAGCAATCCTCCGCCTCCGCCCCAGCTACTAGTTGTTGTCCATGCTATAGCGCCAACCTGTTCTGCTGCGGCCGGGAGGATTGAGTTGCGTTGTTCGTTAATGACATCGTATGAGCTGATAAGCGCCTTAACAGCATCACCTTCAACCATGTAGTAATCGTAATATTTACTCTGATCTGACATTCATCCATCTCCTTACGCTAATTTCTTATACACGCGAGGCTCGTTCACAGTAGCCGCGCGGAGTTCGTTTTCGGCATGCGATGAGTAATCACCGCTGTCCCATTCAATTCGGTACCACGTAGGTCTGTTATCCTGCTCCGTCACGCCATCAACCACTCCCTTGATATCTCCTGACTTATTGGTGACTAATGCGCCCATAGCATATTTAGCCACTGGATACCCTCCGGTTCGTGTAGAAATGAGATGAAGGCCGCCGCAGCATTGAGAGCTATGACGAGCCAGATGATGGGATTGGATTGCATGGGTAACTCGCTTTTTTTAGAAAGTTAATCTCTGCGTAATCCCTTGAGGATTTTTGATGCCTGAGATTTACTTAAGCCATATAAATCCGCTATCTGTCGATGGGTGTATTCCCCAGTCAAATAATCAGATTTTATTTTCTTATTTCTTTCCGCTATTTCTCCGTTTGGGTCTTTTAGAATCGCGAGGTGTTTATTTGACGCAAGCCCAGTAGCGAAGGCGTGTCTCATGTTTTCGTGCTTAGTACACCACTCAAGGTTTGAAGCATTATTATTCAGCTTGTTACCATCAATGTGGTTAACCTGATTTCGTTCACTTGTCTTTCCCAAGACGAAGGCCTCTGCTACGAGCCGGTGAATCTAAAAATTTTTAGAGCGACATTTTGAAATATTTATGTGAACCCTTTCATATCCAGTAGTGCCAATGCTTGTCTTTAAAACCCTCCCTGTTTTTTTATTTATTACCTGCCCAATCTCTGAAATTTCGTGCACACCCTTTAGTTCGTGGATTACTTTTGAACGCATAATCTCTCCTCATACCCGCATAGCGCGGAGGTGTTTAATGTTCTCGCTATCCTCAAGTTCGGCGCGTATACGCCTGGCCTCGTGAAAGTCGAGATATTCAAAGTCGTTTGTGAATCGGTCGATTGAGGCGGTGTTGATCCGGCCTTGTCGGCGGTATCGGACTATCTGAGATGTGCAGCTGTGGATTATGACGGGCCAACCGTGCTGGTCAGCGTAAATCTGTCCCCGTTGAATTAGCTGGAGCATTGGCTGACTCCTGCATCATGAGGAAGACAATCATCGCGGCGCGGAGAGGATTTTCATCTGCATGTTTGATGCCGAAATCTCCCTCGCCCTTAGATGCGAACCATCGGTGGCCGCCAACAAACAGAGCAACTGGCTTCAAGGCTATTAGTTCAGCGATGATGATCGGCCATGCGTCTGCCGGGTTTCCGCAAGGTTGAAATTCAACTTCATCAAAATCACTGCCAGAATAGGCCGCCATTGAGTCAGGAATGAGTTGGTAAGGATTTCCCTCTTCGTTAAATAGGCAGGCTTCAGGGAATTGCTTTGCCACTAGGCGGTTAATCTCAAAGTCGCTCATCTTGCTGTAATCCATCACTCTTCATCCTCCAGATCGTTAATAGCATCCATCACATCAGAACCGCGAATGGTTTCAAAAGCGTGGCAAGCCATTTCGAAAACGAGTTGTTCTTGCGGGTGTGGTGATTCCCAATATTTGAAGCCCGGGCGGTGCGTATATCCCTGCATCGCATAGAACTGGCCGGCAAGCTCAATGGCGGCATCGACAAGTTCGAGATTGGTCATTTGTCCTTTATCCATCACATCCTCCGATTCTTCATGCGTAACTCTTCGTCCTGTTGGCACGACGCGCACCGCGTGCATCCCGGCACATTCACGCGCCGCTTATCCGGTATCACATCGTCACAATCTACGCAGCGCTCAGCCGATACTGCGCTATGGTCTATCCTGTGCATGCTCAGTGCTGCGTCTCTGTGAAAATCTTCAAGTGCTGATGCGTTATCTATGATGTCAGCCATATCAGTGCTCCCGGAACTGGCCGTTAATCCTGCCGATGGTGTAGACGAACAAAAGAAAAGGGACACCAAGCCCCTTAATCTTCTCGAAGTGTTTAGCCAGAAGTGGCCTGCTGACGGCGTCAAACTTTGGCTTAGGTTTCTGCGCCATTGCCGCCTTTAGCTCATCGTTGCAGCGGCGCGCCGTGGCACGTAAGGCATTTTCCTGTTCTGGCGTCATGCAGCCTCCCGTCGAGCGAGAAGTTTTGCCCCGAAAGCCATCAGCTCGTCCTGGTCCACAGTTGCGAAGTTGCAGTGAGTACGCGGGTACGGTCGCCATATGATGAGCATTGACCCTTTGTTGTTGCCGCTGACTGGCTTACCGGTGACTGGATTGATAAATGCCAGTCGCCCGGCGGTGATGAAGCGAACTTCGCTAGCTGTTCGAATAGCCTCCTTAAACCAGCCAACCGAGGTATCGGCCGGGACCAGCATGACGGTGCCGATCTGATTGAGTCTCTCTGCGGCAGCCTTCTTAACGAACGGCGTAATGTCGCTGTAAGGTGGGTTCAGCCAGACGTAGCCAGGTACATTCAGGTAATCAGCCCACGACGTTTCCAGCGTGTTCTGCTCGGCGGTGATGAACTTCCGGCATAGCGCGTTATGCGGCGCTGCGGCGGCATCAAGCTGGAAGCAGAACTCAGCATCAAGGGAAGCGAATATGGCCGGTGGAGTGCGCCACAGGTCGCGCTGGTCGAGCGGGGTTTTACTTCCTCCATAATCACCATCCAACTTCTCTGCTGGCAGCGCGGCGGCGATGCGCTCACCAATCCAGCGCATTACCGGTACTGCCATTGAATTGCCGATCGCTTTGTAACGGTGTCCGTTGGCCACTGACTTACCACGATATTCAATTAACGTGTGTCCATCAGGAAACCCCTGCAAGCGCTCGCACTCTATTGGCGTAAGGCGACGTACGGCGAGGGGTTGCGTGACAGCAAGGTCAGTAGCATCTTTATAATCACGGGCCTTGCATGTCGAGGCGGTTTCATCGTCTGCATATTCCCCAAACGCGGTCATTCTGAATGCCTTCTGCTGGGAATAAGCTACTGCCCCCTCAAAACCACCACCTTTCTCCCGTGCCTTTAAGGTTCCGAACAGTTCGTAAGCGGCGTTATGTTCTTCGTCAAGACCAATACAAACAAGACCGCTGCCGCGCTGGCTGAACAGTTCCTGATTGCTCTGGCCTATTCCTCCGATGTTGTGTGATTGGTTAAGGGTTGGATGTGCGTTTGCTGGGTTGTCCCAGTGGCTACCGACTTTAACGCTGCTTCCAGTAGTGGCGGGAGAGGCTTCCCGCGCTTCTCTGCACGGCGAAGTATCCCTTCGCACGCCTTCGGACTCAAAAAGAACTCTTGCGGGATTGAAGTCTGTTCTAGCACTTGCGACAACAAACACACGGCGACGTCGTTGGGCCACTCCGAAAAATTGAGCATCAAGGACGCGCCAGGCGATAACCCTTTTTGGTCCAGACACACAACCTGCGTGCGTCCATTTTCCCCCTGCTGGCTGCAACTCACTGCTTTCTCCGGCAAGCCCTGCCAGAAAGCACCCGAAGGCATTGTCTTTGCTGCTGAGCACGCCAGTGACGTTTTCCCATACGATGATTGCTTCTGGTTCACCGCGTTCGCGGCGCTTTGCGTCGATTGCATTGGCTAATTCCACGTAGGAGAGAGATAATTGCCCGCGGTCGTCAGACAGGCCTTCGCGTAATCCGGCAATGCTGAATGCCTGGCAAGGCGTGCCGCCGACCAAAACATCAGGCGCTTCTACCTGACCAGCGCGCACTCCATCCGCGATTTTGGTCATGTCGCCGAGGTTGGTGACTTTGGGCCAGTGATGGGCGAGCACTGCTGAAGGGAATGGTTCGATTTCAGAGAACCAGGCTGGATCCCAGCCAAGAGGTTCCCATGCTTTGCTGGCAGCCTCGATGCCGCTGCATACGCTTCCGTATTTCATGCCGCCTCCTGCCTTTCACGATATTCCTCAGCCAGCCTCTGCGCCTTAAGTGGGTTGCAGATAACCTCACCCCAGGGCATAAGCCAGCCATTTGGACCGACGATGAAAGATAACCGCAGGCCATAAACACAAATGTCGTCATGTGCGTGTGTCATTGCTGCGCACCTCGTTTGATTGGAGTCGGTGGTGATATCGTTTGCTTCTCACTGAATAGATTGAGCGGTCGGTGACTTTGGCTATCTCTTCCGATGACATATGAGCGAGCAGGGCTGTTTCACCAGTCGTCCATTTCCTTATCTCAACGTTATGCCGGAGTGGAACACCCAAACGACTTGCTTTGCATTTGATAGAGGATGAGGTTCGCTCCAGCTTGTCGGCTATCTCATGACTGGGCATTGTGTCGGCAACCTCACGCAGGAAATCCTCTTCCCATGATTGCCATGGTTCGCATTTCATGAGGACCTCGTTATTTGATGAGTAGTGATGGTTTTCCGGTTTTTAGCTGCGTGCCGGGGACAGGGTTGCCAGCCTTCAATTGATGCTTGATAGAAAGCTTATCGGCCTTAATGATCGTTTCGTACTCGACAAACTGCGGAGGCAGTGACGATTCATCTGTAATCTCCACTGATTCGGAAGGGGCGCGGAGAGTTACCTGATGCAAGCCAGCACGAATCTTTTTCATTCCCATCAGCTCAAGAGACGAGGCGATGTAGGCGTGGAGGCTATCAACTTTGTTGTTTATTGCAGCTGCGCGCTCGTTCAGCGATTTAGCCTCTTCCTTGAGGCGCTCGGCATATCCTGTCTCGTTCTTGCAGATAGCCAGTAACTGCTCGATTTTATCAGTCAGCTCACCCTCCATTCCTTCCAGAGTGTCAGCAATCGATTCCTGGTCAAAGTCTGAATCCATCAGCTTTGCGTAACTGTTGGCGATTTCGTAAAGCTTACTCACTTGTCACCTCCAGTTTTGATTTGCATTCGGCATAAATAGCCTGAACGTTCTGCTGCAGCTTCATGCCTGCAGTTCGTTTATATGCATCAGCAAAAATGCGTTTCAGATCATCCATGGTTTCAGCTTTCGCCATGTCGTCACAAAGCTCTTGTACTTGGTCGATTACTTCTTGTTGGCGGCGGCGCTCATCCTCGCGAATTTCATCCTCTGACTTGTGAGGCATCACCGGTTCCTGGTGAATCCCCTCATCTTCGTTGATCACGTGAATAGCGTTATCCAGACGGTCTGCTCGAGGCCAGTATTTCGAAGCGCGCTTAACGATAGTCTTACGCGCCATCTCTTCCCAGAAGCTCTTCCATGGGCCATTCTTGGCCTTGCTGGTTGCTTCCGTTGCTTTGATTTCTGCCAGGCTCATCTCTTCAGTGAGATAGTCACCATCTGGTGTTTTAACCGTGCAGTACCCACCGACAACTTCACCGCGATCGCCGAATGCGTTGTATTTGTGAGTTGGCGCAGTATCGAGTCCATTCGATTCGTACGTGTCATTCGAGTAAACCAGTTTGCACTGGCCCCACTTGATAGAACCGGTGGACTGTGCAAGGTGAAGAAGGCCCATGTAACTGATGTCGAGACATACCATGCCGTCTCGGGGCACGAGATACGCAAGCTTGCTCGCAGGGTTAAGCGTGATGCCAATGGCGGCCACGTTGATGATGGCGTTCTGCGCGCTGGTTGGGTTTCCCAGCGCCGTTTTGGCGAGATAGTCATTCTTCTGGAACAACTGGATAGCGAACTGGCTTTCCTTAGCCCATGTCACAGACTGATCAGTCAGAGCGCCGCAAAATAGCGGCTCCTGCTGTTTAACGAATTCAACGATGTTACTCATAGTTGTCACCTTTAAAACGGGCAGGGCGCTTGACGCTCCCATTCCTCTACGGCCCTAGCGTAAGCGCATGCGGAAATGAAATCGTTGTATGCCTCTTGAGCCTTATCTCCAAGCAGTGAAAGGCATGCATCCTTTGGAAGGAATGGCGAGCAGTTGAGTAACGGCTCTTTCGGGAACAGCTCAATCAGCTCCTTCGCCCGGCCGTCAATCCACTTATCCTTTTCATCGACAATCTGCTGATTCGCCCAGCGTTGCTCCTCGATGCGGTCATAAGCTCGATATGCGTTCATTGCTGAACTCCTGAAATTTGGTTGTGCGCTTCCCGTCTGCGAAAGGCCGGACAGGGAGTGATGAAAGTGGGGGAGGGGTTACTTGGCTGATAACACTTTTGAGAATGCTTCGGTCATTTCGCTTTTATACCGGTCGATATCATCTTGCATATCTCTGAAAGGAACGTCTTTGCGAGATTTTTGCAGTGTGTAACCACAACGAGCCATGTACCAAAGGAAAGTGTCTATCACGTAGATATGACCATCTCTTGGGTTCCCATTGTCATTGGCGTTTGTAATGGTGTTATGCATCGCCTTAAACACGTCTTTCTGGTCATGAAAGTCGCGCATGAAAGGGGGAAGATATTGGCCACTGGTAAGCCAATTAGCTAGTTTGTCCATTAGAACCTCCACGCTTATATCTCGGCGTACCCATTGCTACGCGCATCTTTTGCATGGCTCTTGCCCATAGCTTCCCATCGCCAATTACTTCGGCTATAGCCAGCTCACCCTGTGCGATTTGCAGCAGATAACGGTCAATCATGATTTCCCCTCCACCTGCTCAATCAATCCAGCGATGTGCATCTGCCACCGGTTCATCGTTACCTTCTCGCGAGGCTTATCAACCGATACCAACTGCCATGTATAGCCATCTGCCATTTTGGTTACTGTGTACTGTCTGCCGTTGTGAGTGACTGTCATGAGTCCTCCGAATAATCGACACCGCCTTTTCTGATAGCGCCCTTGCGAAACTCAACGCCTTCACACGGAAATACCTTTAACTTTCCATCTTCGTGCAGCGTGAAAAGGGTAAAAGTAGCTTCCTCAATGGTTAAAGGACGCTGAACTACCCGACCATCTTCTGTTTCGATAATTACAGCCGCATTCTTGATATTCATAATCATCTCCGCGCTTAAGCCGCGCCGCTGAACGTGAAAGACCTCTGCATCTGTTGATGCACAAAAATTATTGCGGTGGATAGCCGCTACTCATGTCTAAGCTGCCTCGTAAAGCAGCTGAGATATGGGCAATAAAAAACCCGCCGGAGCGGGTCTATTTGTTCAGTGATAGCGCCGATGTTCTCGGCCAGTAATATTTTGGTTTTGCGCGTGAGCCGGGCTTTGGTCTGACGCACACGATGTAGCTCTCTTCTTTTCTTGGAAGCCCAGGCGCGCCCAGGAACTGAGCGAATCGTGATTTCTGTATATTTACTTCTGCCGGTATAACTTCAACAACATCACCAACTTTTTCCTTCCAGCCACCTCCAGCCTGACTTGACCAAATAACCTCATCGCCTTCTTTAAATTTTCTTACTGGCTGATATGCCATCGCCTTACCCTCTTAGCTAATAAAAAGGCCGCCATCAGGCAGCCTTGTTCAGTTTCTTCATTACACGCCGGTGGTTGCGTGAGCTTTTATTTCTCAGTCCATTCCAGAGTTGCGGGAACTCGTAGCAACGCATGCTTTTATCGTTCATATTGACCTCAAATAAGTGGAGTAGATTTACCGCGTGACTTCTGCACCGCGTGAATCTTGTTACCGAACGGGTTGCTGTCTTTGTACCAGGTGCGGCGATTCTTGCGCTCAACAGCTTCTGCGCGTCTTTCCATCTCCTGCCGATACTCAGCCAACCCTGTTAAATCAATCGGGTTCAGAGCGCTTTCTACGCGTGATTTGACCTTGCGAGTCAGCGACAGAACAGGGCGGTTATCTGGTTTAGCGCTTACCCCTACTGACAGGGGATTAGCAGCTTTCCATTCGGCCTGTTTCGGTGCGCGGCGTTCGCGGCGGCGTGCTTGTGCATCCATTGTGATTCTCCTGTCAGTTAGCTTTGGTCGTGACGCGCCGGTTGCTTATCCTCCGGTTGCTGTCGATGCAGCTGCAATTCACGTCATCACCAAAGCTTTCTGCTT